CCTTAAGTATAAGATTTTAAATGCTCAATGAAGAAAACTTATATCAAAATTCTTTGAAGAATAATGATTATAGTCTTTCCTTCGATTGATACATCTAAATACCTTCGTCCACTATTTAAAGTAATATATAAACTACTTAAAAATAATGGAACTATCTATACAATCAAATATCTAAAAAGAGTTAGACTACATTGTACAAGATACATTTGTGGTCATCCTCTTTTTATTAATGATATGATGATTGGTATAGATAAAGAAGGTTGACCAAAAGTTTTCTCCTTCTTGAAACCATTAGTAAATGGTAATCTGGAATCACTGAAATATTTGTTTACAATCCTTAATTTCACAAGAAGTTGGGATTTAACAAATAAAGAGTGATCCAGAATCAAACCTGATTACGATAGTATAACAAATGAGTCAAAAATGACTCATATTATACCATCTGGTGTAATCAATAAGTTTGTTCAAGAGTATAGATTAAAATCTACTCATCCTGAGTTTGACAAATTGAAAGATGTTTATCTTTCAACAAAAGCAGGACCAAATGGGCCTGCCACTTTGTCAGCTCAGCAAGATTTGTTAAATTTTGATTATCCAATGATGGATAGAATATTCAAAATAACAACAAATGATGGGATAGACTTCTTTTCTAAAAATTATTCGGAAGCTTTTAACAAAATGATCAAACCCTCAAAGTTAAGAACTTTGGGTAAGATTTCTTTTGTTAAAGATCCGGAGTGTAAGTTAAGAATAATTGCGATTAGTGATTACTTTTCACAATTATATCTTAAACCTATACACACAAAGATAATGAATAAACTTCAAAATCTTCCGTGTGATAGAACTTACACTCAATCCCCATTTAATCAATGGGAGATTAATAATGAGAACTTCTGATCCTTGGACTTAAGTTCAGCAACTGATAGATTTCCTGTAGAATTACAGAAAAGGCTAATGGCTAGAATCTTTGATATGAAACTAGCACAAGCCTGACAATCTATCCTTCAAGAGAGAAAATTTAGTACACCAGAAGGTTACCAATTACAGTATGCAACTGGTCAACCTATGGGTACATATTCCTCTTGAAGTGTTTTCACCCTGACTCACCATTTAGTTGTGTACTATTGTGCACAATTATGTGGTTACAAGAACTTTGATCAATATATAATTCTTGGAGATGACATTGTCATTAAGAATGACAAAGTCGCCAAGAAATATATTGAAATAATCAAAGGCCTTGGAGTTGAATTATCTATGCAAAAAACACATGTGTCTTCAAACACATATGAATTTGCTAAAAGATGAATTCAAGAGAGTCATAACCGTGAGATTACTGGACTACCACTTGGAGGTATCCTGAGAAATATAAAGAATCCTAACATTGTTTTTACAGTGTTATACGATTACTTTAAGATCAAAGGTAATTACCTTCCAAGTAGTACCAATTCTTTAGTAGATTTGGT